TCGTTATATCCTCCCGTGGATGCAACAACAACTGTTGGTTTTGTCGGGTACCGGCAATCGAGGGCAAGATCAAGACTGTTGGGATATGTGACGGATGGAATGTCCTCGATGACAACCTGCTGCAATGTCCCGAAGAACATATCCGACAGGTGTTTGCAATGCTCAAACGTAACAAGAAAAACGGGCCGGTGCAACTCTCTGGTGGTCTGGAAGCGAAGCGCCTTGAATGGTGGCATGTTGAAGCCCTCAGAGAACTGAGGCCAAAACAGATGTTCTTTGCGAATGACACCCCTGATGATCTGGAGCCGCTACGGTGGGCGGGGTGGATGTTGAAACAGGCCGGATTCACGACAACGAGCCACGCATTGAGGGCATTTGTGCTCTGCGGATGGCCTGCGGATACCATCGCCGCCGCCACGATCAGGATGCAACAAGCGATTGACGCCGGATTCCTGCCGATGTCGATGCTCTACAGGGATAAGGCCGGGCATAGAAACCGGGAATGGCAGAAATGGAGCCGACAATGGGCGCGGCCGTCGATTGCGGCTTCCAAGTCAGAAAAATTATAACGGTTAGCCGATGACCGGGCGGCTTTTGCCCCGGTCCATAGGCTGGTGTACGCCAGCTCACCAGAATCGGAGGATAATATGGACGGATACAAAGATTATCGAAAAAAGAACGTGCAACCGATGCGGCCTTATATTCCAGGGGAGGACTTGTCGGGAGTTTCTGTGAGTGCCGAAGACACCCCCGAAGAGGGCGGGATGATTGCTGTGAACCCAAGCAACCCCGCAGATAAATGGTATGTGGCAAAGAACTTCTTTGCGGAAAACTACATGGAGGTATAGATGAACGCCCGAGGAATCAGCGACAGCCAGATACAGGATGCTCGGAGGGACAATGAACGGAGCGACGATTATTACCAGGGATTTAGGCATGGTCAGCAATCGAAATCAGCATACAAGGCCGGGTTTAGCGCCGGGCTGGAATTTGCGGCGGTAATAGCGGATCAGTGTGATCTTCAGGAATTGCAAAGTAATAGGATAATTGCTGCCAGGATCAGGAAAGGTAGCGCAGAGGGATAACTTGTGATTCTCCCGAACATCGGCGTGATAACAGAAACGGAAAAGAAAGGGCAAAACCATGCAAACACCAACACTGGCCTCGCTTTACAACCTGCCGCCCCCTGATAATAAAATCCTGGAAAGCCGCCGCGTAGTCGAGTGGCTATCCACACTAGAGGAAGAATTTACCGTTTGCCACTTGAGCCAGAAAACCCGGAAATCTTATCGCCGCTACATAATAGAGTTCATCATCCGGAAATACCGCAGTCATTCCCAGGCCGTTGCGGAAGTGGCCATCCGCGAATATTGCACCTATCTTGCCACGGAACGGCACGTAGCGGCCTCGACTCAAAATGTCGCATTCAACGCCTTATTGTACTTTTATCGCCACGTTATGAAAATCGAACCCGGCCGGATCGATGCCGACAGGGCCAAGCGTACCCAATACATGCCCGTTGTGCTCCCCCGCGAGGATGTTGCCCGGCTGATCGCCTATTCGTCCGGCGTCTATAAACTCATCAACGAAATCATGTACGGCTGCGCCCTACGGGTAGAAATCGATTGCCTGGGACTGCGGGTCAAGGATGCCGATTTAAGCAGCATGCTCCTCACCGTCCGGAGCAAACACGGCAGCATCCGCTCCGTCGATATCCCCGAATCCCTGAGAGACCCCCTCCGCTCCCAGATCGCCCACGTCAAACTGGTTCACGATGCGGACCTGACAGCCGGTTTCGGTGCTGTTGAGCTTGACAATGCCCTGGCAAAAAAATACCCCGGCTATGCCAAGGAATTGGGCTGGCAGTTCCTGTTTCCGGCCCAGTCCCGATGGGTTGCTGCTGATGGCAGCCAGGGCAGGCCTCATATCCACGTCAGCGCCGTACAGAAGGCGTTTCAGATAGCCCGCAAAAAAGCCGGTATCCTCAAACCTGCGACACCTCATTGCCTGCGCCATTCCTGTGCCACCCACCTGCTGGAGGATGGCGTTGATATCCGCCTCGTTCAGAAACTGCTCGGCCACGCCAAGGTCACCACAACCGAAATCTACACACAATGCACACAGCGCCGCTCGGGATTCCGCAACCCGCTAGATCGCCTGTTCGGTTTTGCCGAGGACGTAATCGAGATAGCCATGCCCGATGAAGTCCGCCGCTGGCTCATCGCCCATGCGTCACGCCTCGGGCTCACCCCCGCAGAGGATGCCCGGCAGATACTCGCCACCGTGGCGCAAGGGGGGGTGCTGTGAGACGAGGTTCCTGGTTCGAGGTTCGAGGTTCGAGGATATACCAATTCCCCGCTACAAAATTCGTCAGCAACACCCACTGGCGGCAGTGGCGGCACCTGTTGTCAGAGGTGATCGAGATCGGTTGGGCATTATTGCGAGGGGACCTCCAGCATGCGGCAACCGAAACCTGGGACACCCGTCACAGCGCCGAGACACTGCACCGGATACTGGCAGGCAAAGGCGCCGATGTGGCGATGGCGAGGGAAGAGGTCATCAGCAACAACCTGGAGCGTGGATATTATGAGTGAACATTATTCGAAAATGACCAAAGCGGCGACAACATACTGCAAGAAATGCGGCAGGCAAACCATGCATAGAGTTGATAACGGTCGGCTCGGGTCCTGCTTGGAGCAGCATTTTGACGGGCTCAGCGCCGCACAAAGAAAACAGCGGGAAAAGCGGGAAATAGAAGATCAACAACCAAAACTGCTGTAAACATATACTCACACGAAGCCACGAAGGCACAAAGAAAAGCTTAAAAGCGGTGGTCTCATAAAAAAAGAATTTGATTTTGTTTTTGACTTCCTTTGTGGCTTTGTGGCTTCGTGTGAGAACGCTTTTAAGGATTTTGATTATGACCTGGCTTTTAACAGCACTCAGCTTAATCGGCGTAGTGATGAACATCCGCCTGGACCGGCGCTGTTTCTACATCTGGTCCGTCACAAACGCCTGTTGGGCGATAGTCGATTACAGCAAGGGCCTTTATTCTCAATCGGTCCTATTCGTCATATATTTCGTCCTATCTGTCTATGGTGTCTACCAGTGGGAAAAGAGGAAAGTGGGCGCATGACCATCCAGGAAAAAAAGCAAAAAATAGAAGACTTCCTGCGGAGGCTCGGGATCTACCCTTCGACTCCCGGAAGCATTACTTTCCACATTAATGCGGAAAACAAAGTCGCGAAAATAGAGATTAAAACAGTCGAATAAATAATTTGTATTGGAGATGCCATGCTAGTTGACAATGTATTAGCCGAATATCCAACTCTCAGAGGGCACATGTCTGAATATGGCATCAACGGAAAGGGCTATTTATTTGGCCGATATAGTGGCCGGTACTGATTCCTCCTTGTGTAAAAGGAAATAGGGATAAGGGAGTAATAATTAAAGACTATAAATTAAACAACCCAGTTATTAAATAAATAGTCAACCCGGTAACTCAACAAAGAGCCCGGAGTAATGGACAGATGTAGCGCCGCAAGATATTGCGTTTCTACCTCCGCCATTGTTCCGGGCTTTTTTATTGGAAAAACATGTCCGACATCCTCGAAAAACTGCGCGAAAAAGTATCCAAATCTGAAAAAGACGAGCTCACCCTTGCCCACAATGGCCGGATAACGGCCATGAAGGCATATAACGACCGGCCCGGCAAAGACACCAAAGCCGACCTGGACGCCGCCCGGCAGATGTTCGACGAAACCCTCGCCCGCCTCACCGCCATCTATTTCCCCGAAGATGTCCCCGCCCCCGAAGGCGAGCGATTCCCAAACCGCATCCAGGCCCTCAACTGGCTCCACGCCCAGGGGTTCAAGGTCTCCCAGGGCAAATTTTATAAAGACTGCGAAAACGGTTTTCCCGCCATCCACCGCGACAAAAGCGTATCCCGCTACCAAATCATGCAGTACAGCCAGCAGATAGATGCCGAGCGGCGAAGCATGCCAGCGGTCGATCTCACCGGTCAGCGTGAAGCCGACGAAGCCCGCAAAATCAAGGCCGATGCCGACAAGGCCGAAATGCAGTCCGAAGATATGCGCCGCGAACAAGACAGAAAATGGCTCCACCAGGATGACGCCTACATGAAACTAGCCTCGCTAATCGGCACGCTCAGGGATTCCCTCCGCCACCAGTGCCATGTCGGCCAGTCCCATATCATCCACCTGGCCGCCGGTGACCCATCCCGCGGCCCCGAGGTTTACGAAGGCATGGAAGAAATCATGGCGAGAGCCTTCAACGACGTGCTGGCAACCAGCCGGATAGACGGCATATTCGATGACATGAATGAGGAGGATCAAGATGCAGCCTAATCTCGAACCTCACGCTTGCGCGCCGAAGCGCTACAGCGCGCAGGAGCGTTCCTCGTCCCTTTTTCCTCATCTTTTCGCCGTCCCCGACTGGCTCCCCCCCCACATCCGTAGCCGCCTAGCCGGTCAACCCGTTTCATTCGCCATTCCGCGCCAGGTCCGCCTGCGCATGCGCCACCCGGAGAAGATGCGCGTCAGCGAGTGGGCGGAAAAATACCGGATGGTAACCGACGGCGCCCACGAAGGCCCCTGGCGGCACGAATACGCCCCGCACACCGTCAAAATAATGGATGCCTTTGGTATGCCCTGGGTCCGAGAAGTCTGGTTATGCGGCGTTGAGCAATCAGGCAAAACAAATACCATACTCAACTGCATAGGGTGGGCTGTTGATTGCGATCCCGGTAATATCTTCTATTTGATGCCGACCGAGGACGCCGCGCAAAAGATCACCGGCGGCAAACTCAAACCCATGATGCAGAAATCCGCACGGCTCGCCCGCTATCTCTCCCGGAAAGTAGACGACACCAGCCTGGCGAGGATCAACCTGCAACACGGCGTTACAATCTTCCCCGCCCACGCCAACAGCGCAACCTCCATGGCCACCTGGAGCGCCAAACATTGTTTCGGTGATGAAATCGATAAATATCCCCCCATGGCCGGCAAGGAAACCGACCCGATCACCCTGATCAAAAAGCGGAACCGGACCTACAAGGGCCGATTCAAACGCGTATTTGCCTCCACCCCCGCAGGGCTGTTTATCTATCAAGGGATGCTCAGCTGCCACCAGGTCTGGGAATACCGTGTTAAATGCCCAGACTGCGGGGGACTGGTAAAGATGGTTGCGGAGCACTTAATATTCCAAACCTCCGAGGTTTTAAAAACCTCGGAGGTTTCATCACCCGAGAGCGTCGAGCGCGACGGCTGCCAATACGCCTGCAACGCCTGCGCCTCTATCTGGGGGGACCAAAAGCGCGAAGAAGCCATCCGCCTCGGCCGCTGGTTCTGCATCAAAGGCGACGATATCGCCCGCCCGGCAAAAGTCGGCTTCCACCATCGCGCCTGGGAATGCCTCGACATTACCCTGGCGGAAATCGGCGCCGCATATCTGCGTGCGCAAACCAGTGACCAGGCTGCCCGGATCGCCTGGGCCAATGGCTATGAGGCCATCGACTACAAAGCCGAAATCTCCGAACGCGAAGAAGACACCATCCTCCGCCTGCGCGACAACCGCGCCGCCGGAGTAGTGCCAGCCGTGGCCGATGCCCTGGAGATATCCATCGACACACAGGATAATGGCTTCTGGTATAGAATCCGCGCCTGGCAATACGGCCTAGCCCTCACCTCATGGCTCGTCAAGGCCGGATACGTCGAAAGCCGCACTCCCGATGACTTCAGCTCCCTCGATTCCCTCCTCGCCGCCGAATACCCCGACGAAAACGGCGAGCCGCACCGCATCATGGCGGGCATCATCGACTCCTCCGGACACCGCACCGCCGAAGTTTACGCATGGTGCCGCGTTACCGGCGTCCTCGCCGCCAAGGGCGCCCCCGGACGCAAAACCCAGCCCGTCACAGTCAGCCGCATCGACCGCTTCCCCGGCAACAACCGCCCCATTCCCGGCGGCCTCGCCCTCTACCATATCGACACCCACTATCACAAAGATCAGCTCGCCAACAAGCTCCTCATCGACCCCACCGACCCCGGCGCGCTCATACTCCATAGCGGGCTCACCTACGATCAGCACCGGGCGCTGGAGCGCGACCCCGGCCAGCAGTTCGGCCACAACCTGCACGATTATTCCCGGCAGATGTGCAGTGAATACCGTGATGACCGCAACCTCTGGCAGTGCCCCGAAAACCGCGCTAATCATCTCTGGGATTGCGAATCAGGAGGACTGGCTCTAGTCACCTGGCTCGGCTGGCAAAATGCGGTAAGCGAAAAAACGAAAAGACCCACAGTGCAAAAAACCGCGGTCCGGCAAACACAAACCACCGGCAACAACCGCCCCGGATGGTTCAATAACCGCTGAGAACAGCAAAGGAGAGGCTATGCCGCAACCCTTCCGCAGAGAAGAAACTTACACCGTCAAGGAGATTTGGAAAGAACTTGATCGTAAGGTTTCTATCAGCCATATCTACAACCTCATAGATCGCGGCGCGTTTGGCGCGGGCAACGTCTACCGCTTCGCAGGCGCGCGCGGCACCTGTGTCGTCAAGGAAGCAGTTTTGAAATATAAAGAAAATTGCCGGCTGGAAGTGGGGCAGTAATGTTCAACCTCCTCTTCGCCTCAGCCGATCCTTCCGGTTGCGGATATTACCGCAGCCATCTCCCCGCCGGATTCCTGGCGGAACATTACAACGTCACGCACTTTGACGGCACACAAGAGCATTTCACGTTCGCCCCGGACACAATCATAATGCTGCAAAGGGCCATCAGCCCACTATTTGATACATTTTTGAGTATGGCGAAAGCAAACGGGCAGAAAATAGTCTATGATCTCGATGACAACCTGTGGGAGGTAGGTTTTCACAACCCGGCCAAGGGTGCCTATACACCCCCTGTCCTGCGCCTCCTGGAGCGGATACTGTCCAAAGTGGACGCCGTAACCGTTTCAACCGAGCCGCTCAAGAGGTATATATCCCGGTTCCACGACAATATCCACGTAATTCCCAACATGATCCCCTACAGCGCCCCTCCGGAGAAGGGCGAACGCCTCCGGATAGGCTGGGCCGGGTCCAACACCCACGCCAACGACTTCGATTTCACGCTGTTAAAAGCCCTCGAAAGGCTGAAGAAAGAAGAGGACATCGACATCATTTTCTTTGGCTGGACCCCCCCATATTTGTCCCATACCGTCCAATACGTCCCATTCGTCCGACCCGCCGATTACTACGCGAAATTGCAGGAACTCAATTACGATATAGGGCTGATCCCCTGCGCAGAAACCGTATTCAACGCCAGCAAAAGCAACGTCAAATTCCTGGAATACTCCATGCTTGGCGCCGTATCCGTGGCCTCGGATGTTATTACCTACAATACCACCATAACCGACGGCCTCAACGGCCGATTGGTCGGAAAGCCCCGCCACTGGTATCCGGTCTTGAAAGAGATGGTCAGGTTCCCGGACTTACGGCGGATGCTGGCTGAAAACGCCCATGAATTCGTCCGGGACCATTTCACATTAGAACACAACGGGGCTCTGCTTCTGGAGAAATACCGGGCGTTGTTCCAAAGCATTGGATATTAACCAAAAGACAGACCTCCGAGGTTTTAAAAACCTCGGAGGTCTCTACCCACAAGGAAGGAAAAACCATGTTCAAAATCGATTTAGGTTGTGGCAGAAGTAAGCGGGGTGATGACTGGTTCGGGATCGACTGCCAAGCGCTTCCCGGCGTTGACCTTGTGTGCGACTGCAACGAACGCATCCCCCTCGATGACAACTGCGCAGATGAGATCGCCGCCTATGACTTCCTAGAGCATGTCAGAAACGACAGGCGCATCCATATCATGCACGAAATCTGGCGGCTGCTGAAGCCCGGCGGGGTCCTCACCTCCAGCACCCCCTCCAGCGACGGCCGCGGCGCTTATCAGGATCCGACCCATTACGCTTTTTGGAATGAGAATTCTTTTTATTACTACACGAATGACGATTACCGCGCCCTTTACGGCATCATCCCGAAATTTGATGTTATTCTCCTTCACACCACGGACATGACCCCCGACCGGATATGCTGGGTCAACGCCACCATGATGGCTGTGAAGTGACTTGGCTGTCATAATCAGACCTCCGAGGTTTTCAAAACCTCGGAGGTCTCTCCTGATGGAGTGGTCAATATGAGATTTTCAATCGTATGCGCTTCGAACAATCCCGAGGTCCTGGCCGCCAACCTGCTGTCCTCTCCCCTGATATGGGGCCATGACCTGCATATCCTGCCTGGGCATACCAACGTATGCAGTGCCTACAACTCCGTACTGCCGGAGCTGGTAGAGGATATCGTCCTCTATATCCACCAGGATGTATATCTCCCTGAGACGTTTTCCCAGGAATTGGAGCAAGCTCTGGCAGACCTGAAGGATCGGGACTGGGGAGTTCTGGGAGTTGCCGGCAGGAAAGGCCCGGCCTACGTGGGGAATC